GGAAAACCACCATTCTGAATTGTGTAGCCGGTCGGCATGTTAACAACGAGAGACGTTGATGTGGGGGCGCCTGCAAAAGCCAAGTGCACGTCTACAATCATGTTCGCACCGCTTCGGCGCCAAAAACCTGTGTAGGTGGTATTTGCGATAAATGTCCCGGTGGGCGTGAAGCTTGTTCTTGTGATGGGAATGGCGCGAGAAACGATTTGCCAATTGGAGCCGTCGCAGACAATTTTTATAGATTCGTATCGCGTGGCAAGAGCCGTTGTTGTGGCTCCGCCGATTGTTTCAGAGCCGTTTCCGTCAATAGTGACGAGGTTTGTGCTCGCGTCGGTTTTTACGATCACCACCTCCATGCCAGTGCTAGACGCAGCGGCAGGAAGAGTTACGGTAAAGCCTGCGCTCGTGGCATCGCACGGGATAACATCGTCACTAGAGGTCGCGGTGTATGCCGAGGTTTTAGACGCGGTAACACTCCCCTTGGCACGTGCGCCAGAGGCTAGCTTCGCGCGGGTGACGTTAGAGTCCGCAATCTTTGCGGTCGTGACGTTTGAGTCTAAAATCTTTGCCGTGGTGACAGCGTCTGTGGCGATTCGTGCCGCAGGAATTCCACCCTCGTTAAAGATGGAATAATTGTCAACCGTCCACTGCACGACACTTGCCGAGTTTTGTAGAACAAATTTATAGGTATCGTCAGCAAGCCACACGTTAGCCTCACCGTTTGCATCTAGAATAACGGGGTTAGCGTTAGGTGTTCCGCCCCCAGCGTCTGTGTACGTGGCAAGCGGAGTCGAGGTTCCGGCTTCATAGCTGTAGAGCTTTCCGCCAGCTAAGGGGTTTCCGTTAGCGTCTGTGAATTTTATCTTTGGCGAATAAAGTGCGATTGCCATTATTGCTCCTTGCCCTTCATTTGAGATTGTAGTTTTTTATAAATGTCATCCATGGCCTTAGAGCCTGGCTTAAGCCCCGAGGCCTGCACTAGAAGCTGTTTTGCTTTTGGCTCGGAGAAAAGCTTTTCGACTTGGGCTGGATCTTTAAACGCGCCTGATTTGTCGTGCTCGTAAAGCTTCGCATAGCCGTCAACAGACCATTTGTTGGGGCCTTTGATTTCGGCGACAAACTCCCCGCCGTCTTTCGGCGCATCCTTGCCAGCGGCTTTTGACATCGGGGGCGGTGTTCCCGAAAGGCCCAGCGCGATAGCTTGAACAACGGCGGGATTCTTTTGAATTACAGCTGCCATTTTTGAATCTTTAGAAAGAGACTTCGCAACGCGGTCGAGGCCGCGAGCAATGACCTTAGCGCCGTATTTTTCTAAAACCTTTTTACCCGCGAGAACCGTCGCTCCCGTTTGCCAGTCGCCGGTACCGTAAGCATAGCCAAGCCCCGTGCCGCCAATTATAGTGTCGGTGAGGCCAAAGAATTTGTTTCCATCTTCGCGGGCCTTTTTGTTTGCAAGGAGTTTCGTTGCTTTCATCCCTGTGGAATAGGTTTTGTTCGCCGCTTCGATTGTTTCCTTCAGGCCGGAAACACCAATCACGTCGGCACCTTTTTCGGCGGCATCGTTAACAGATTTGCGAACAGAATTATAAACGGCCTTTGCAATTTTGTTGGCCTCTTTGCTTCGGGTCGTATCAAAGTTGGCCTTTTCGCCGAGTTTTTCGACAAGCTTTTGGGCCTCTTTCATGGGAATATTTTCTTTTCCGCGAGAGAAAATGTTTTGAAGATGGGGATCTAATAAATTAAAGGTCTCTTTTGCGTCGTCATGATCAAAATTCTTCCCAGCTAAAACTTTGTTTGCGGCCTCGTCAGCGGCTTCGACGGGATTGAATTGGCTGGCGCCAGCATCGTCGATTTTGTCGTAAGCTGCGGCCCTAGAATCCATGGCGGCTTTTTTAATTTTTTCGTTCTGCGCGATCATGTCGTCAGTGTTTGAGCGGAGAGAAAGCATCTTGGGGTCATCAAGCCCCTGACGCCCGACAGCGCGGACACTGCCTTTGGTTGTTTCTTCCATCTTCCTTGCGGTCGCTCGCTCAAGACCCTGCGCTCTTGCGGAAACCCATTCGGCCCCCGCCCTTGTTTTTTCTGCAATCTTATCTGCGCCCTTTTTAAAAACAGGCGCGAGCTTTTCGGCACCCTTTCCAATCGCGCCGCCCATTGCTGCGCCGGCGGCGGTATCATAAACAAGACCAGCGCCTGTATCTTCACTCGCTCCGAATCCGTATGTTGCGCCAAGAGCCGCGCCTTGTTTAAGTGCTGAAGCGCCTTTTGCGATTTTGTTGGCGGGAGAAACAATAGCCCCAGCAACCTGCGATGTTGCGGCCAATGCTGGGCGTTCTTTTGCGTCTTGTTTAAGTGCGCTGCGCTCTTTATCGCGGGCCGCACGATAAGCGTCTCGTAATGTTTCCCAATCAAGAGTCGGTCCGCCCTCAGCAAGGCTTGGTAAATTTATGTCCTTTGATCTGTCGCTTACACCAACATCTTTGAGCCCAACGAGGCGACCGCCGGCCTCCATAATGCCAGCAAATTCATCGGACAAATTCGCGGCAGCGCCTTGAGTGAAATTGGCTACAGCCTGAGTTACGGGATTTCCCTCAGGAGCCTGCGGCGCCTCAAGCGGAACATCCTCCCAGTCGTCAATCTTATTTTCGACCGGGACATCTTCCCAGTCGGTAATCTTATCGTTGGCCATCTAAGATTTCCTCGGTCCCGTCGGAGTAAATTACTTTGGTTTTATTTGCTGACTTGGAGTATTGTTTTTTAGCTATGGTCTTGCCGCCGGCATCAGCGCTCTTTATCGTTTTCGAAGTACGTCCGCCCTGATCGGTATAACGATTCACAACTTCAGGCGTGTACCCAGCCTCACGATTCTTAAGCACAACAGCAGCTCGGCGCTTGTATCTTTGAAGCGCATCAATCAATTCGGGCTCGGTGTTAAACTTGCCTTCACTGAATTCAGTTCTTAATCTGTCTAACTCGTTATCGGTAACGGCCCCGCCGGAGCGGTCTTTCAACGTGGCGTTGAAAACAGTTTTCGCGGTGTCGTTTAGTCTTCGGGCCTGATCGCTGTGAGCGCTCACGCGCCCGATGCCGGGAATTGAAACGCCAGGCAAATCGACGGCTTTCCCGCCTTTATATAGACCGCCATTTTTCACGCTGAAGCTCTCAAGCGGGCCGCCTAAAACCGCCTCAGTCTCGTCAAGGGCGCTCATCATGCCTTGCGTGCCCTCAACGTCTTTTGAAAGTTTCGCCATGTCGGTTTCTATCTGGCGCTCTTTTTTCTCCGTCCTTTTTTCTTCTTTTTCATCAGCTCGGGCGCCTGCGGCAATTTTCGCCAGCGCATAGGCCTGGTTGCGTGAAGCCTCTCTGTCTTTTTCGCGAGAAACTAGCTCGGCATCAAATTGCTGTTTTTGCACTTGCTGCTCTGGCGTCAAAGACGCATATTGCTTAAGCTTTACTACTTCGGGGTTATACTCTGGTCCCCACTGATCAAGACCCGGCGCGCCGATCTTCGCAAGTTCACTCTTTGCGGCCTCATAGGATGGTTGATCTTTGATGGACCAAATAATCTGTTTTGCTTTTTCTTTAAGGTGAGCATCGTCCTCACGCCCCTGAACTACTTTCTGTCTTTGAGAGTCGTCCATAGACTTTCTCATAGACATTCCCTGCTGAAGTGCGCCGCCAAGGTCTGGACCCTTGGTGTCGAGCCGAAATAAAATGCTTGGATCTAGTGGCATGATTTTTTGCTCCCAAGTTGCGCCAAGAGAAGCATCAAGACTTTTTCTTGATCGAGGACTTTCTGGCCCTGTGAATTTTCATAAACGAGAGTTTTCCCGAGTTTCGTGTGTTCAATGTCCTGAGCCATCGGCCCGACAAACTGACCAACGCCATGCTCACCGTTTTTATACGTGAACATTTTTGGCTTGATCGCCTCAGCTAGCTCCGCGAAATCTTCTGGCGAAACGTCAGAAATGTTCTCCTTTAGGCGCTCGTCACAGTACACAAACCCAGCCGCCTTTGCCGCGTTCTCTTCTGTTTCCTTTGCGAAGTTTGTAAATGCGTTTGTGCCGGCGATGCTTCCCGCCGCCCGAGCGTTCGCGCCGCCCATCAGGTTGTTTGAATACTGATTGGCGTAGTTTTGACCGGCTTGGCCGACCTGTTGAGTTGCGACCTGTCCCATTCCCGCTAGGTTCGCAAGGCGGTTATATCGAGAGTCGCGATTAGCATTATAGCGATTGAAGGCGTTTGCGTATTCTTCACTTGCCATGCCCTGGCCGTGAGCTTGAAGGGCCTTCATCGTGCCGCCGGAGTTTCGTCCACCACGGGCGGCGGCGGATCTTTCTAGAGCTTTCTGGCCCTCGGCTAAGCGAAACGCATAGCCTGGATCTTTTTCAAAATCGGCCATGGAGAAATCTTTATTGAAATAGTTTTCTTCAGTCGTTGTTGTTGGTGTGGCAAGGCGCTTCGCCTCCTCACTCTTTTTAGTGAGCTTTTCAAGCTCAGCGCCCCAGGTTTTTGCGAAATAACTATTTTTGTCGTTCGCGGCGGGTGATTTTTCTAAAAGCATTTTGTAATTATTTGCGAGCTGAATTTCTTGGTCGTTGAGGCCGTAATTTTCCCCCAATTCCGGGGCCTTGTGTCCGAAGCCCGCCATCAAATCTCCGAGCGCATTCCCGCCGGCCTGGCGCCACGGCTCAAGGTCATCGCGCTGTTGTTGATACTGCTGGGATTGGGTTAGGTTTGAATAGTTGGCAGCGTTTTCCATACGCTTACCCTGTTTTTTGCTCTGATCGGCCTGTACGACCGTGGTTACGGCCTTGACAAAAGACATTCGCCCTCCTGTGGCTCTTTGCCTAATAAATATTTCTCGTAGTCCTCGTATGTATCGACGACTAACTCCTGCTCTAGTTTTTCAATTTCCGTTTCATCTGTGACATTAGCGTGAATTGTCGTCCAAACGGTTTCCTCAAGCGCCAAGCCCACGCGCTTTATGCCGGGCTTTGAAATCAAAGTGCATGGCGCAACAATCTCTTTGGGCCCGTCCTCGGTGAGAACTAAAATGCGACCCTTAGAAATAATATTTATGTGCTCGCACTTATGAACCATTCCCGTCAGCATGTAGTTTTTAGGGATAGTTAGCTCGCGGGCGTAAAGCCCTTTTGCCAAATAATGAACGGTCTTTAGGCTTTTCGGATCAAGCGCGTTCGGGCTTTGAAGGATTTCATCCTCTAGCTTTTGGATTTTCTCTCTTAAAATTATGGGACACATGATTTGATTCATCAGCGCACCCTAAACCCTGAAAAATGTGAGGAGCCGTTTGATGGCACGGTTAGTGTCGAGGCTGAGTTGTTGCCCGTGCCGTAGAGAAATACTTCGAAATAATCATTCGCTGCGGCGGAAACAATGGCGCTTGGGCCGCCAATAGTAAATCCAGTGCCTGCCGTGGGCCAGAGATAGCCCCCCAGATAAGAAGTAAAGGCGCCGTTCTTGAAGAGCCAAAGGCCATACCTGTTCGCAAGAACGTTCGTCCCCGCTACTGAAACTGAGGCGTTAAAAAGATAGTGTCCTGCGACCGAAACCGTGTAGCGGTTGTTTGTAGTGTCGAAGTCCGTATCCGTATCGATGCTAGCGGAGTTGAAAGCAACTTTGACGGCCGAATCGTTTGGGTTAATACCCGTTTGGTTTGAAGTGGCTCTTGTGGCCGTAAACGAAGTGTTGTTAGCCCATACGGGTGCAGCGGTCCCGCCGCCTGACTCGTAAACATATTTTACTGTTCCATTCGCCAGACGTGTCGGCACACCCGAAGCGCCGCCGTAAATCGTATCGCCCCCGGTGGTCATGGGGTTGGTGACTTTTGTGTTTAGCTGCGTCTGAACGGAGCTTGTTGGGTCTAAATACCCGGCCACGGTTTCCGTGATAGTTGATGAAACTAAGCCCTTATCAGAATCAAAGAGCGCTAAGCGGGAAGCTGTGGCATCAGAGAACTTAACTTTCCCCGTGCCGTTAGGGTCGAAAATGATATCGCCATTTGTATTTGTAGAGGAAATTGTATTTGTCGTGATGGCGAGGTTATCAAAAACACCGTCGATTAATTCTTCAAGGGTTAGGTTATCAAGGGCAACGGCGCCGCCGGCTCTACGGTAAAGCTCGTGGAGAAAGCTTTTCCATGCGTGGGTGACCCTGCCGTTTGCGTCCACCACAGGCGTGGCATAGGGAATTGGGGGGAGTACGTTCTCACCAGCCATTAGCTAGCCCCCTTTTCTAACTCTATTTCAGCGCCCAGGATTATTGTCTTTACGGGTTCAGAGCCCGAGAGCCTATAAACGCGCTTTCTTGATCGGCCCAGGCGGTTGAATTTTACTCTCGTTTGTGTTTCGCCCAACTTCCCCATGGAGGCCGGGATTTCGCTAGACCAAGTGCGCCCATCGTCGTCTGAAAACTGAAGTATTACTTGCGGGTCATAACCTTGAGTCGTAATCGCGCCGTCAAGGCCAACGCCAACGTGCATATCTATTTCAAGCGAATTATGGAACACATTCGTAAGGCCCGAGGTCACATGGGGTACTGTGCGCTCCCACCTGATTTCATTCGCGCCCGAGATGTCTTGATAGTGATAGTTTTTATCGATCTTATAAAGAGCGCTTGATTCAGAATCGCCCACAATGTGCATGTTGTTAAAAAAGATATGGCAATCGATTCTGTCTCTAGAAAATTCGCCGTTATTGAAATACCCGCGCTCGTGCCACATTCGCGTTGAAAGATCAAACACCCAAGTTTTGTCAGCGGTCGGAAAGTTTAGAACATAGAAACTGTGCCCGTCCATCTGATAGGACCAGGAGGTAGCGTCACTTACATCGCCGTAAGATTGAATTGCAATATCGACAGCGGTTGTTGAAATCTTTTGTGGCTGATAGCCTTGAGCCGCGTATACGCCGCCAAAGCCCTTTTTGTTTTGCCCAAGCCAGCACACGGTTTCGGCTATGACCTGAATGCTAAACGCCGCCGCACAGCCCATGTCGATCACGGCGCCCGAGACTCTTTGAAAAGTGTTGCTCGATTCGCCAGAGTTAAAAAACACCTCAGTCGTTTTCGCGCTAAATAGCCAAACGCCCTGGTTGAATGATACGTGCCCGACCAAATAATCAGGATTTGACTCACCTTCGCCGTCATCAAGCGCGTCCCAAGTGACGGCATTTAAGTCTGAGTGCTGAAAGCGTCCCGTGCCGGGGACGTCAACGATGAAATACCCGTCAATGAAACTCACGCGCTTTGCGCCGTTCGGGAAATCCTCATCGGTGATCGTGGCGAATGTATTTGTAGAAAGCTCAAACGTGTAGCCAGCCGTCCCGTCCACCATGAGAAGATGAACGCCGTTTTCCTCAATGCTCACTTGACCTGTGGAGGTGCTTAAAATGCCGCGACTAACTGGCACGTCAACATCAGTAATCTCATAAAGTGTTGTGCCGGAAACTGTAAACGCACGCCCACTTGCAGTTACGAACATCCCCCGCTGGGGGCCGGAGCCTGCGCCATTTAAAAGTCTATAGCCTGACACGCGGATAAGGGACATAACCGTGCGCTCTTTGCCGTATCCTGATTCGTCGGTCTCTGGGTACAAATTCATTGTGCGCTGACAATTCAAATTGACAGAGTTTGCTACATAACTTTGGCCAACGAACCCCTCAAAGCGCAAATCAAGGTCCTGTGTAAATGTTGTATCTTTTCCCACCCAAAAGAGCCGCGTCGACGCTTAGGGTTTGGGGCTTTAAATTCTTTCTCTGTATGGTTTCAAGTGTCGATTGAGCGATGCTTGCGACTTCCGCCGATACCGCTTTTCCGTATTCAGGCGCTAAACGAACAGCGCCATTGAAGTCGATAAGGTCGTCATACCCTGGTGGGAGCGTCACATTGTCTGAGGCGTCGGTGATCAGGGTTAAGGGCTTTTCCGAATAAAGAGCAATTTTGTTCGCAGCATCAGGCACGGGCCAAAGATAAAGCGTGATTTGTGTGGCCGTGTGCTCAACATAGAGTTTTGTCGGCGTACCTGCGGTCGCTTTATTTGAAATATCGGCGTAATCTTCAACGGTAATAATATCGACTGGTGCGGTCTCATAGGGGTTAGCGTCTTGAATTTCAATTGTCGCTCTAACGATGTTTGTGGGGCGAGAAGTGTTAAAGGTCGCCGATGGCCCCATGGTGTAGCTTGCGGTCCCCGAGACCAGGGAAAACTCTTCTCTGACAGCGTTTGGGATAACAAAGCCGTCAGCTGACCACTGGCCGAACATGCCGTTCATTGCGGTAATGCCGTCAGCGATTTCAGGTGCTGAGGGGGTTTGCCCCTGGGCGATAGCACCGATGAGTCTCATCATTCTAGTGATGCGATCCCTGGCGGTGCCCATTATTTATGTTTCCCTTTTTTTGAGGGCTTTTTCTTTTCTTCTTTTGATTCCCACTTTTCCATGTGCTCTTGATAAGTGTCTGCGGGCTCCTCTTTTGGAGGAAAGTCAGCGGTCGAATGCACCCAGCCCTCACCAAGGCCATCCAACTGTGCTTGCGAGTGGACAATGAGGCCGTCAATTTTTTCAGGGTGATAAAACCATTTTGGAAACACGTGCATAAAAACCTTTCTCGTAAAAATTCAGGGGCCCTCGGGCGCTGCCAATCGGGGCAACCGTTAATAAAAACGTCACCCCAGGGCCCCTGCCGTCCACACGTCCCTATGTGGAGATGGACTTAGTTCGCGGCAATCAGGCCAGCCTCTTCAAGGCGGGCTTCAACTTCGGCCAAACGGGTTTGCAGGTTCTTAATAACCTTCAAGACCGAGTTACCTTCATCGGCCGACACAAAGCCAAAGGGCGATGAGTTGGTAATGCCTTGAATTGCATAATCCGGAGTACCGGGCTCAGTGTGCGTAATAGTGGTGAGCTGTGCCGTGAGAGATGCGGGCTGATCGACAGGAGTCGCGCCCCAAAAGCCAACCAAATCAGAGGAAGATTGGCCCACGGCCATTCCGCCGCCTGTCTTTGGCGTGTTTGTTTCTAAAGAATCAGTAGCTGTGTTCATTTAATTTCTCCTTAAAAGTTTTAAACAAAAAAGAGCCAGCACCCTATGCGCTGGCCCTCATGCGGGTTTTTATTAAGCAGGCTGTCCGACTACACGAGCGGCAAGCTCCGGATACACGCACTTCCATCCGCCCAAGAAATCGATACGATGAATTGTGCGGTAGTTAACGATGTCGAACTGCTCGGTCATCAACAGAGAAAGACCTGCGTCTTTGTCTGTGGCGCGAGTGGCTTTTGCGTTTCCACCAGGAAGCTCAAGGTCAGCAACACCCATAGCGAAAGCTGATTTATGGTAAACCAGGTTCTGTGGGGCAACGACGCTAGCATAGGTGTTCGCAGCACCGAACAAAGTGATCGCAGCGCCATCAACCGGCAGAGCGTCTACGTTCTGGTATTGACCAGTGGAGTAGATAGCGGGGCTGATCGGAAGAGATGCGATTTCGTTTGAAGAAGAATTGGTGTCGGCGGTTACAACAAACTGTTTTAAGAAGCCAGTGGACTGGCGAGTTTGCGGGTTAACAGCGTAAACGCCAGCAATCTGAATCACATCGCCTGCTTTGTAGCAGTTAGTGATGGAGCCAGTGATACCGTCGGCGTCGATTGTGGTCGCGCCTTGAGTGCTGATTGTGGTCTTGATCGCGGGAGTTCCAGCAACCGCACCAGCGGTGTGCTTTGGAACGTTCGCAGAAGATGAGAATTTACATCCGCCAGCGATACCCATCAGGCCCTGCTCGTACTGCTCAGCGATTTTCTCAGAAGATTGGAAAAGGCCTTTCAATCCATCAACCATTGAGGCTTGCACAAGCGGGTCAACAACAGAGTTGTATTGACCAACAGGGGCGCCCAACAACTCCATATAGGCTTTTGCTTGCACGAAGCCCTTAAGGGTGGAAGGAAGAGCGGAGGCGCTTGGAACGCCGACAGCCGTGAAAACGGACTTGTACATATCAATGGCCAATTGGCTATCGATTTTGTTAGCAAGCGCGATCATGGCGGGATCGATGTAACGCTCAGTGAATTTATCTAAAGACAAAGTACGATCAACTTGGCTGAAAGCCATGCCGACGTGATAGTGCTTATCAAGAGTCAGGGCGACTGATTGATCAACACTGTCTTGAATGTTCAATGTAGCGCCTGAGGTGACTTCGTAGCGTGAAGGCTTACGGATGTTTAATACGTTACCGATTTTGGCGCCTGATTTTGAAAACTCGTCAGAGTATTCGCGGGTTACGCCTCTGGCCAATACCAGTGCGTTTTTAAGAGACATCATGCAACGTTTCGTGATGACGTCGTTTGTTAAAAGACTATTACTCATTTTAAAACTCCTGGCCCCTAGTTATGGGGCAAAGGTTAAAGTTAAATTTATGTAGCTCAGCCCCATGCCGAGCGACGCTTTTCCTGTTCCCTCACCACGGCCTCGAATTCGGCTTGCGAAATGTTCGGATCGTAAATTGATTTCTTTACGCTTCCAGACGACTTCGCCCCGACGGGGCTAATGGGCGCGGGTGCTTTTGAAACTTTCGTTTCTTTTTGAGGAGTGGATTTTTGAGACTCTAGGCGGGCTTCGAACTTTCCGACCGCAATCATTTGTTGTGACGGCGGGAGGCTGCAGATACGTTTGTATTCAGCAACATCCGTTTTCGCTAATTGATACCAAAGCTCAATGCCGTTTTCA